AGCGTCGCGGCTGACGAGGGTCATCCAAGGCACGATGACTGGCTCGACCGGCGTGGGAAAATTCCTGAGCTGGTCAGCACGGCGAAGGAGAAAGAGGAAGGGGGTGTCGGTCTGACCGATGCCGAGATCGCGGCCGTCAGCCGGGGGGAGAGCTTTATGCAGACGACGCAGGAGATAATAGCTGCATCCTCGCGCCCTATAGGCCCTCAGCGCCAACCGACGACAGCAGACGTCGAGAAGCGCATCGAGGAAATGAGGGCCTCCAGAAACTCTACGCCGAAGAGCGGGAGGATCGATACCAACGACGCAAGCGACTTCGTAAGCCTAAACGTAGGCGGGCTAAGAGAGAGCCGTCTGCCCGCTATTGAATACGTTATCCCCCAGATGCTGAGCGTGGGAGGAGTGTGCTCCCTCGCCGGCGTGTCGAACGTGGGCAAGACGCGCTACATGGCGGCGCTCGTCGTCGCGTTGGCTGTCGGGGACACCGCACGGCTCCGCCTGCCCCAATGCACTGGCAGGCACAGTACGCTGTACGTCGCGAACGAGGAACACCTCGCAGATATGGCGCGGCGGTTCAAGGCTGTCGCACTGCAGCACGGCGACGAGAACAGCGCCAACATCGTCGTACGAGGGAAGGCGGCCGGCACGTTCAGGCTGGTCGTGCCCAACGAGGCCGGCAAGCCTGAGATCGATCTCGACGCCATCGCCGTCCTCGCCGACGAGATCAGGGAGGAGGGTGTCACGGTGCTGGCCCTCGACCCCTACGTCACACTGTCCAGCGGCGGCGACGAGAACAGCGCGGACACCGCCTCGATCGTGAACAGCGCATTCCTAATGCTGATCAAGATGACCGGCGTCTCGGTCATATTCCCGCACCACACGCCCAAGGATCGATCGCGGGATCCCGACGCCTTTCGTGGATCAGCCGACGCGTGGCGCGGATCAGGCGCGATCTATTCGGGCCTCGATTATGGCTTTACTCTCTGCAACTGGTATCCTCGCAACAAGGATCAACGTAAGGCGTGGAAAGCTCAATACCTATCAGCCAATTTGTCGAGGTTCGTCGTGTTGGACTGTGGCAAGATCCGGGAAGGCGAGGCCCCCCCTGAGATCATCATGGAACTGGTGCCACAGGATATGGACGAGGGCGAGGGTGAGGCGATCGGCGTCGTTCGTGTCATCGACGAGGCCACGGCGATGAACACGCTGCTCGACGGCACGATTGACGTAATGATCAACAACGAGCTGGCGCTGTCGATGATCAACACCATCGGCGAGGGCACGCATACGAATATGACGCGGCTGCACGGCATGATGAAGGGCCATCACCTGTGGCCAGACAGCTCGAAGCTGGAGGGAAAACAACGGCTCCTCGACATGTTTGGCGAGGTTTATCGTACGACGAGTGGCAGCGTGCATGTGCTGCGAGACGCGAAAGGAAAGTGGCGCGTGATCATAGAGGAAAACGGCTAATGGCGGGACGGCCCGAAACAGACAATAATCTGGCCGTGAGCGGGGCCGCGTTCCGAGCGTTTCTGCCGTTTTTGGCCCGGCTACTAGAAAACGAGGTAGAAAATGAAAATGTTAAACACGCTACGTCAAATTGTCCTTTGTTATCAAGGGCTACGTCCTACCAGACGCTACTTTGAGGTAGCCTCTGGTAGGAGGGCAATTCTATCAATGTTATCAATGGTTTACCCCTACTACTACGGCTACCCCCTATTACATAGGGGGCGGTAGCCCCCATGTGTAGGGTCAAATGGAGGTTAGAAAAATGAGAGATGAACGGAAGGCGTTGGCGCATCTTTTGGCGCGCGCGGAGATTGATCGAGAGAACCTGCTGGCGTCTGTCGAGGCGAATGGTAGGTTCGATACTGCGATCGAGGCACTGGCGGTGTTTTTCTCCTATGTGCTGGCGGAGTATGATGATGCCGGGGAGGCCGGCCCCTCCGAGCCTAGCGGGTTCCGAGTTGTTTCGGACCCCGACGAGATGTTGCTGCTTTTACTCCAGCAGTGGGAGCCGTCAGATGGTTGTACTAGGCATTGACCCCGGCGCGACCGGCGGGTTGGCGGTTGTCAGCACTGCCCCCGACAGGCTCCCCCTGCTGGAGGAGGCCATGCTGATGCCGATGTGCAAGCGAGGCAATAAGAACATCGTCGACGCCGAGACGCTGCACAGGTGGCTACTGGCGTGGTCCATCGATCAGGTCGTGATCGAGCAGGTCACCGCATTCGGGATGGGTCTGGCCACCGCATTCGCATTTGGCAGGAGCTGCGGATCGGTGGAGACGGTGGCGCAGCTCATATGTCCGCGCATCGAGTGGGTCACGCCGAATGTTTGGAAGAAACATTTCCAGCTCCCCGGCGGTAAAAGAAACAAGCAGGCCAGCCTCGATCTGGCCAAGCGCAAGTTCGGCGAGATGCCGGCATGGTCGCTGAAAAAGAACGACGGCATCGCCGAGGCCGCGCTGATGTGCCAGTGGTTCCTCGACAGGAACGCCAGAATGTGATAAGGCCCACGGCATGGCAAAGCATCACTATGTCTATGCTCTAACCGATCCGACCAAGCTCGGTGCGCCCTTCTATATCGGGAAGGGCAGCGGCGATCGGAAGGTTCAGCATTTTCGCTCAGTCTCCAAGGAGATGGCCGGGGCGGAGACCAGTGCCAAATTCAAACTGATCAAGAGCATCCGCGACAAAGGTTTGCAGCCGGGTGCCATCGTCCTGTCGCACCATGACGACGAGGAGGCCGCGCTCAAGGAGGAGCGTAAGGTCATAAAGAGGATTGGCGTCGAGAACCTTGCCAACAAATCAGCCGGTGGCGAGGGCGTAAAGACCAAGAAGAAACGCAAGGACGATAAGAAGCTGACTGCCAAGCAGGCACATTTCTGCCTACTAGTTGCGGGCGGCACGACCGGATCGGTGTCTGACTGTTACCGCGCGGCGTACCCCGGCGGCAAAGCTTCTAAGAAGACAGTCAACGAGGCATCATCGAGGTTGATGGGAAATTGCAAGATTGCTGCAAGGATTGCTGAGCTGAGAGCGCCCGCCGTCAAGCAAACTCAGTATGATCTGGCATGGTGTCTGCAGCGACAGCGTGACGCAGTGGATTTGGCTGAGGAGACTGGGAACGCCGGAGCGATGAGCGGCGCGACGCGGGAGATCGGCAAGCTCGGCGGCATCTACCCATCGGAGAAGCAGGAGCTGACCATCAGGGCGGACGACCTGGCGGTGCGGCTGCAACAGGGCCGAGCACGGTTGGCGGAGGACAAACGATGAGGATGGAGCAGAACGAGGGCGTGGGGCCGGGAGAGGCGTCACGATCTAACAATCACCGCTGGGGCAACCCCCCGCCGGGCAGCGGCACGATGCAGGTCTGCACCCAGTGCGGCGAGAAAAAGACGGCGTACACCGATCGGGCTGAGTGCGTCGGCAGGCCGGCGACGGGGCTGGCCGAGACGCTGCACGACTACGAGCCGATATAGTGAGCAGCGTCGCCGACGACCCCGAAGGGGAGTTGGTCGACGCGATGGCCGGCTTCTACGCCGACCCGCTGGGGCATGTCCTGTTCTCGTATCCTTGGGGCGGCGCGGGCACCGAGCTGGAGGGCCGCACTGGGCCAGACGACTGGCAGCGGGAGTTCCTGATCGAGCTGGGCAACGAGGTCACCAAGCGGCGCTTCGATGGCGTCAACGCCGTCAACCCGATCCAGTTCAGCACTGCCAGCGGGCACGGCATCGGGAAATCCTGCCTGTCCGCGTGGATCATACGGTGGATAGCCGACACGCGGCCCGGCAGCGCCGGCACCATCACCGCGAACACCGCCGAGCAGCTCCGCACCAAGACCTTCGCCGAGCTGGCCAAGTGGCACAACATGGGGATCACCAAGCACTGGTACGTCCTAAATGCCGGCACCGCTGGCAGTCTGAATATGTACCACAAGTCGAACCCGAAGCGATGGCGGTGCGACGGCCAGACCTGCAAGGAGGAGAACAGCGAGGCGTTCGCCGGGCAGCACCGAGACACCTCGACGTCGTACTATCTGTTCGACGAGGCCGGCGGCATACCAGAGAAGATATTCGAGGTGCGCGACGGCGGCCTGACCGACGGCGAGCCGATGACGTTCGACTTTGGCAACCCGACACGGAACACCGGGCGCTTCCATGCCAACATGCTAGGAAAGAACCGCAACCGTTTCATCAAGCGGTTCATTGACAGCAGGTCAGTGGCCATCACCAACAAGGCGTACCTGCAGCGCATGATCGACGACTATGGGGTCGACAGCGACGTCGTGAAGGTCCGCGTGCTCGGGCAGTTCCCAAGCGCGTCGACGTATCAGTTCATCAGCACCGACGACGTCGACGCTGCGATGCTGAGAGAGATGACATCGAGCGAATACAATTTCGCGCCGGCCATCATAGGCGTCGACCCGGCGTGGACGGGAGAAGATGATTTTGTAATCCAGCTCAGACAGGGAAACAACTCGAAGACGTTGGGCGTTTACGCCCGCAACGACAACGACGTGCAGATGGCGCAGCTGATCGCGCAGTTCGAGGACGACTACAAAGCCGACGCTGTGTTCGTCGACGGCGGGTTTGGCACCGGCATCATCAGCGTCGGGCACACGATGGGCCGACACAAGTGGCAGATCGTATGGTTCAGTGACAAGAGCATGGATCCCGGATGCACGAATAAGCGGGCTGAGATGTGGGAGCAGATGCGTGTCTGGTTGAAGGAGGGCGGCTGCCTCGAAGAGGACGAGATCATGCGCAGCGACCTGACCGGTGTCGAGCTGACGCCTCGCCTCGACGGCAAGAAGCAGCTCGAAAGCAAGGAGCACATGAGGAGCCGGGGGTTGGCATCGCCCAACAAGGCCGACGCTCTGGCGCTCACGTTTGCGTTCCCAGTCGTGGCGACGCGGGTGCCGTACAACCCGCACCAAGAGGCGGTGATGCAGCACGACTACGACCCGATGCCCTAGACTGCGTGTCTAAAGTGTGTTAAGGCGGTAAATCCATGGATGCTATAATTATATTCAGCCGTGTGAACGGTCATCCGCTGGGGTTCCTTTTGAACAAAAAACGCCGGCACGTCTGGTGCGCCATCAGGGGCGAGCAGTTCTGGACCGTCTACGATTGGCACGTCGGAATACCGGTGATCTCTGTCGCCGACAGGGACATCGACCTTGCCGCTTTCTACACCGGCAAGGGCTGCGAGGTCATCGAGATCGAGCGCGGCACCGAGGCCTGTCATGGGCCGTGGATGTGCAACAACTGCGTCGGGCACACCATGGTCATGGCGGCGATCCGCGCACACCTGATCTTCACGCCACAGCAGCTGTGGAACCATCTCACGGGGAATAGCATGCGATACCGCGCCAAAAACTTCTTCCGCCGCGCCTGCTACATGCCGGGGTTTGGCAGCAAGACGCAGGCCGCGCCTCTGCCGCCCCCGCCGGTGCGGGCACCCAAGTCGGAGACGACTATCGCGGCGGATAAGAAACTGGCTGCCGATGAAGTCGCCCGTCTGGCAGCGCGCAAGAAGTCCGCAGGCGGGGCCACGGCATCGGAGGGAACCCTCCTCGATGATGACGACACAATAGGAGCGGGAGCATTAAAATGATCACCGACCTCAAGCGACTGCTATACGCCCCCGGTTTCGGCGGCTCGTCACCGCCACCGCCGCCACCGCCTCCGGCCGCGCCTCCGCCTCCGCCGAAGAAGCCGGACGTGGCAGTGCAAAAAGCACGGGCCGACGAGATCAAGCGGTCGAAGCTGGCGGCTGGCCAAGCCGGAACCAACAAAACGGGCGGCGTGCTGACCGAAGAGGCCAGCACCATCAACCGCACGCTGTTGACATAGCCATGGTGAACCTCGCACGCAAACCCAGCTCGGGAGGTGGCACGCTCATCGGCGGCGACACTGATCGTGTCGATTACCCGACGGTGTTTCTCACAGATGAGCAGGTCGACGACACGGTCCTGTGGGATGCGGCAGCATAATGCCTATCATCAACCCCGGTAACCTCGGAGAGAACATCCCGCCGCACGGCAAGAAGTCGACGGTGCTGCGCCGGTACGTCAAGCTGGAGAACGACCGCACGTCGTGGCGCAACCATTGGATGGAACTCAGCGACTACCTCCTGCCGAGGCGCGGTAGGTTCCTGTACACGTCACAGAACGATCGAGGCAAGAAGCGCCACAACAAGATCATCGACAGCACCGGCACGCAGGCGATCAGAACGATGGCTGCCGGCATGATGTCTGGCATGACCAGCCCGGCGCGGCCATGGTTCCGGTTCACGACCGGAGACGAGGCCACGATGGACAACCATCAGGTCAAGGTCTGGCTGGCGGAGGTCGAGCGTATCTGCCGCACCATCCTGCACAAGTCGAACTTCTACAACGTCTCCTTCACCGTCTACTCCGAGCTGGGAGCGTTTGGCACGGCACCGCTGTATCGACAGAAGAGCTTTGACAGCGTCATCAGGTTCCGGCCCTTCACGGCTGGCGAGTACGTCATCGCCGAGAACGACCAAGGCGTCATCGACACGCTGGGCCGGTCGTTCACCATGACCGTGTCGCAGGTCATCGAGAAGTTTGTCATCAAGTCGCAGCACGGTGTCGACGACTGGACCGGTGTCAGCCGCGCGACACGCAACCTGTGGAACAACAAGAGCTACGACGAGCTGGTGCCTGTCATACATATGATCGAGCCGCGCCGCAAAGCCGAGCGCGATCCCAAGAGCTTCAGCAACGTGCATATGCCGTTCAAGTCGGTCTACATGGAGCAGGGCAGCGACAACGATGCAGTCCTATTCGAGGGCGGCTTCAACCGCTTCCCGGCGTACATCCCCCGCTGGGATGTGCTGCAAGGCGACGTGTACGGTCGATCGCCCGGCATGGACAGCCTCGGCGACATCAAGCAGCTGCAGCAGCAACAGAAGCGCAAGGCGCAGGCCATCGACAAGATGGTCAACCCGCCGATGACCGCGCCGACTTCGCTGCGCGGCAAGCCTTCAAGTGTGCTGCCGGGCGGTACGACATACGTTGATCCGCTGCAAGGCGGCCAAGGGTTCGCGCCGGCCTATCTGGTGCAGCCGCGCCTCGGTGAGATGCAGCAGGACATCCAAGAAGTCCAAGAGCGCATCCAGCGAGGTTTCTATGCTGACCTCTTCGCCATGATGATCAACTCCGATCGCCGTAACATCACGGCGACAGAGGTCATCGAGCGGCAAGAGGAGAAGCTCGTACTGCTGGGTCCAGTTCTACAGCGCCTCAATGTAGAGCTGCTCGATCCGCTGCTCGATGACGTCTTTCAGTTTGCGCTGGAGGCCGACCTCCTCCCTGAGTCTCCAGAGGAATTGCAGGGCGTCGATCTGCGCGTAGAGTACGTCAGCTTGCTGGCGCAGGCCCAGCAGGCTGTCGCCGCCAGCGCGCTCGAACGAACCTTGGGGTTCGCCGGCAACCTCGCCGCTGTCTTCCCAGAAGTCTCCGATAACATCGACGCCGACGCGGGCCTCCGGCAGTACGCCGAAATCCTTGGAAACTCGCCGGATCTTCTCCGCGACAGCGGGCAGGTTGAGCAGCTGCGTGCCGATCGCGCGCAGGCGCAGCAGCAGCAAGAGGCAGCAGCGATGGCCGGCCAAGCGGCGCAGGGCGCGAAGGTCTTGAGCGAGACCGACACGCAGCACCCAAACGCGCTGACCGATCTGTTGGGTAGAGGAGGGAGCGTCTGATGGTCAAGAGGCTCTCCGTATATGACAGCAGCAACCCTGAGCACGTCGCCGCTGCCCAGAAGGATATGCAGGATCGCGACAAGGACATCGTCTTCATCATGGCGCAGCCGCGTGGCCGCCGCTGGGTGTACGACTTGATCTGGGGCAAATGCCACAAGGATGGCATCAGCCATGTGCCGATCGACAAAGAGAGCACGTCATTCAATGAGGGGGCGCGGAGTGTCGGTTCTGCGTTGGAGGTCGTTCTTCGAGCTGAGACGCCGAAGATGTATATGAAAATGCTGGAGGAGAACCATTTCAATGGCTGAATTAGCTGAAAGCACCGAAGAGGTAACCGAAGAAGTAACCGAGGATGTAGCCCCGGTCGCTGAGGAAACCGTATCGGAAGAGACGACGTCCGAGGCCAAGGCCGAGGACGCAACGGGCGACGCTGGAGACAGTGACGCCGAGGACACCGGAACTCTGCTGTCGGACGACGAGAGTGATGGAGCCGAGGGTGTACCCGACAAGTACGAGTTCACCCTTCCAGAGGGCGTTGAGGTGGAAATCACCGACCGCGTCCAATCGCAGCTTGATGCTTTCCACGCAGACGCAAAAGACATTGGCCTGTCTCAGGCTCAAGTCGATCGTCTGGTGGCGGGCGAGTTCAAGCGGGGTCAGGAGGCACTGCAACAAGGTGCCAATGGCTATCAGCAGCGTGTATCGGACTGGGCAACTGAAACGAAAGCGGACAAGGAGCTGGGCGGGGACGACCTCGCCAAGAACCTGAGCGTCGCCAAGTTAGGCATGGAAACATTCGGGACACCGGAACTGAAGCAGCTTTTCGATAAGCCTTCGCCGGAGAACCCTAATGGTCTGGGCATCGGCAACCATCCCGAAATTATACGTCTGCTCCATCGCGCTGGGTTACAGGTACGAGAAGATGGCGATCTTGTCGGCGGAGACGGCGGCAAGGCCGAGAGTGATGCTTCCCTGCGCCGCATGTACCCCAGCATGTTCAAAGACGAAGCAGCAGCCTAAGGAGATATTCAATGGCTACTCTAAGCGTTGTAAACCCGACCCTCACCGATCTGGCGAAGGTCACCGACCCCGACGGCTCCATTGCCGATGTGGTCGAAATTCTGAACGCGACAAACGAAATCCTCACGGATATGTCGTGGATGGAAGGTAACCTGACGACCGGTCACCGTTCATCGATCCGTTCCGGTCTGCCCACTCCGACGTGGCGTAAACTGTACGGTGGTGTGCAACCAACTAAAAGTAGAGCGGTGCAGATCACCGACAACTGTGGGATGCTGGAAGATTATGCTGAAGTCGATGCCGCCCTTGTTGGGATGGCCGGCGATCCGGCGGCTTTCCGCCTGCAAGAGGATCGGCCTCACATCGAGGGAATGAACCAAGAGTTTGCTTCCACTCTCTTCTACGGAGATGAAAGTACAGCACCGGAAGAGTACACTGGACTTTCCCCGCGCTACAACTCGACGACCGCTGCCAACGGGGACAACATCATCTCCGGCGGAGGGTCCGGTTCAGACAATGCCTCGATCTGGCTCATCTGCTGGTCGCCGCAAACGGTCCACGGGATTATCCCCAAAGGATCGAAAGCGGGTATCCAGCAGCGTGATCTTGGCGAAGTCACCATCGAAGACGCCGACGGCTCGAATGGCCGCATGCAAGCGTTCCGCACTCATTATCGTTGGGATGTGGGCCTCACCGTCCGCGACTGGCGCTTTGCAGTGCGCATCGCGAACATCGATCGTTCGGCCTTGCTGGTCACCGCCGCGACTGGCGCTGATCTCAATGACCTCATGCACCAAGCGTGGACCGAGTTGCCGAGCACGACAGCGGGTCGCTGTTCTTGGTACATGGACAAGAGCATCTTGTCGATGTTGCGGCGTCAGACGGCCAACGCGGTGTCCAGTTCGACACTGTCGGTCGACATGGTCGGCGGTACGATGCAGACGAGCTGGGGCGGTATTCCGATCCGTCGCTGCGACGCACTGCGCCCTGATGAAGCTACGGTCTCCTAGTAAGACCGTACCCACTAAACACCCATATAGAAGGAGACATTCAAAATGGGTATTCTCGACGAACGCGGCGAGTTCTGCGACAATGTTGACGTCTCGGCATCTGCCGGCACGGCTCTTGTCGGAGACGTAATCGATCTGGGTGCGGCGGGCGAAGACATTGGTAACGGGCAACCGGTTTACCTCGTCATCCGCACGGGCAGCACCGAGATCATCACTGGTGGTTCGGCTGGGACTTTGCAGTTCAAGCTGGCCTCCGATGCAGCGGCTGCCATCAGCACTTCGACCTCCACGATCCATGTGGTAACGGAGGCCCATGTGACTGATGGCACCGACGCGAACGCGGCGGAAATGAAGGCGGGTGCGATCATCTATCAAGCGCCCCTGCCTGTCGGAACCTCCGGCAACTACGAGCGGTATCTTGGCATCCTCGCCGTCACGGCGACGACCACGACCACGGCGGGCACGATCAACGCCTTCCTGACGCTCGATCCGCACATGGCTGCAGGGAAGTCTTATCCCGACGCCATAAACTAGATAAGGCTTGCGGGATGGCCGGGCCTGAACAGGCCCGGCCATTGCCTTCCACTTATTGAAGGAACAATACAATGGCTTCATTCACAGCAGTAGGCGACACGGTAGAACTCCAGACGTATGACCGGGGCGACACCGTTGCCGTCGCCTTGTCCGGCACATATAACATGACCATCACGCTGCAGGTTGAGGCGGGTTCGCCCGGCTCAGGATCATGGTCGACGTTGCAGACGGTGTCCGGCGCGGCTGACGCCACCGTCGCCATCGACTACACGACCAAGTCGTTCGGTGAGAAGCTCCGGCTTCTGGTCACCGCCGACACCTCCGGCACTTGCGTGGCGACCCTGACCAATACGTCCAACCAGACGGTTAAGGCGTTCAAGGATCGGGTCGGCAATGCGTTGATGACCATCACCCAGAAGTTCACCCAAGTTCACGGGGGTCTGGTCCGGTCCAGCGGTGCTGTCGTTAATACGACCGCTGCGCTGACGCTGACCGAGAAGGCTCACGCGGGCCGCATCGTTACCGTCAACTCGACGACTGGCCGGGCCATCACCCTGCCGGAAGCGACCGGGACCGGTAACGTCTATACGGTCTACATCGGCACGACGGTGTCGTCTGGCAGTCACACGATTGTCGCGCCGTCGTCCTCTACATCGTTTGCGGGCGGCGTCGGTATTTCCACCGACATCGGCGGCGTGACGATTATCTGTAACACGGCTGATGACACCGTCACGATGTCCGGTTCGACGACCGGTGGCGTGGTTGGTTCTCATGTGGTCTTCACGGACGTGGCCTCTGGCAAGTTTATGGTCAGCGGCTTCTTATGCTCAACAGGCTCCGAAGCTGATCCGTTCAGCGCCGGGGTATAATTTCATCGGAGGGAGGCGCTTGCGTCTCCCCTCACCGAACTTTTTGAAGGAGAAAAGCAGATGCCTAGTATGGATGTCCAGTTCCGAAGCCCGTTTTATCATAACCAGCTCGGTCTGCTTGGCGGTGCCGGCGATGAAGACACGATCTACATCCTGCCCGACACCGAGGTTCTGCCGCGAACCGCCGTCGTCCTCGAAGGCGTCAGTAAGGATCGCAAGAATAACGAAAGCCAAGGCAAGGCAGCCGATCGAGCTGCGCGTCTCGCACCGGAGGTTGACGAAGACGAGGACTTCGAGGAGCCGGAGCCGCCGCGTCGTGTCCGGCCACTGGAAGGCAAAGCTAAGGGCGATAGTGTCCCGAGGAAGCGTAAACGATAGGAGTAGCCGATGGCGTCTGAGACACAGATTGGCAAGCTCGCCTTGCAGCATATCGGGGATAGATATGACATCACCGACTTGACCGAAGAGAGCGTCGAGGCGGAACAGCTCAATCTGATCTTTGATGATACGCGCGACTGGTTGTTGCGGCAGTTCCCGTGGAACTTCGCGACGGCCTACACGACGCCGGCTTCACTGACCGGCACCGTGCCCAACAACTTTGACTACATGTACACCTACATGACCGACGCGGTCAGGGTGCTCCTTGTCGTCGACCCGTTAGGGTTGGATACGGAAATACAATACGAGGTGGCGAGGAACTCGTCGGACGTTAAGGTGATCCTGACTGATCAGGCGGACGCCGAGTTCCGGTACACGAAGAGGATCACCGACACGGCCCAGTTCGACAGCGAGTTCACGATGGGACTGTCCTACGCCCTCGCTGCCAAGCTGGCCATGCCGCTAACCGGCGAGCGGCAGATCATGGGTGACATGCAGAACCTATCGCGCAGCGTCATCAGCAGCGCGTGGGCCACGAATGCCAACGAGGGCAACCCGGAGGAGATACCAGACGCGGACTGGATCGCGGCGAGGGCGTAGTGCATGACCAAAACCATTCAATCGAGTATGTCTGGCGGGGAAGTGTCCCCCGCCATTGGTGCTCGCGTCGACATCGCGAAGTACAAGTCTAGCCTTGAGACGTGTGAAAACGCATTCGTTCAGGTTCATGGCGGCGTCTCTAATCGCCCCGGACTTGAGTACATCGCAGAGTGCGTCAGCGGGACGTTGGCGACACGGCTGATCCCGTTCGAGTTCAACACCGAGCAGACATACATCCTTGAGTTTGGAAACCTGTACATGCGCGTCGTCAAGGATGGCGAGCAGGTTCTGACCGGGACTGCTAAAACCATAACAGGTGTAACCGCTGCCGACCCCGGCGTCGTCACTGCAGCCAGCCACGGGTTCAGCGACGGCGACGACGTTTACATAACCGGTGTGCTCGGCATGACCGAGCTGAACGGGCGAACCCTGCGCGTCGCGAACAAGGCGACAAACACGTTCGAGCTGAACGACTACGATGGGAACAACATCGACACGTCCAGCTCCACCGCCTACAGCAGCGCGGGCACCGCCGAGGCGGTCTACGAGGTCGTCACGCCATACACCACTGCGCAGGTCTTCGACATCAAGTTCACCCAGTCGGCTGACGTGCTGACGATTACGCACCCCTCCCATGAGCCGGCGGAGCTGACGCGGACAGGCGACGCCGCCTTCACGCTGACCGACATCACGTTCACCCCGGAGCAGACGTTCCCGACCGGCGTGACCGTCGGCGCGAATACCACAGGTTCCGTGACTGAGCGATATGTCGTCACTGCCGTGAACGAGGACGATGCCGAGGAAAGCCTGATAGGCATCGCCGCCGGCACCTCCATCACCGCTATCACGTCGGCCACGCCGCCGGTCGTGACGGCAGCGTCGCACGGCCTGACCAACCTCGACGAGATCGAGATACAGGGCGTCACCGGCATGACCGAGGTCAACAACCTACGCTTCAAAGTCGCAAGCAAGACCACGAACACCTTCGAACTGCAGAGTTTGAGCCGGGTCGATATCGTCGGCGCAAGTTACACCGCCTATAGTGCCAATGGCACCGTCTACCCATGCTACGACAAGATCACGAACGGCGCGGCGACCAAAGACAATACCATCACATGGACCGCCGCCACCGGGGCGATCAGCTACAACATCTACCGTGAGAAGGACGGTATCTTTGGCTTTGTCGGGCGCAGCGAGATCGACAGCTTCACCGACAATAACATCGACGCTGACCTCGAAGACACGCCGCCCAAGTTCCGCAACCCGTTCACCGGCACCGATAACTTCCCGTCGGTCGTCAGTTATTTCCAACAGCGCAGGGTGTTTGCCAACAGCAACAATTACAAACAGCGGATATGGCTGACGCAAACCGCGAACCACAACAACCTCGGCGTCTCCTCTCCGACCAAGGACGACGACGCCATCACCGTGACCATCGCCAGCCTGCAGGTCAACGAGATCAGGCACGTTGTGCAGCTCCGCGAGCTGATCGTGTTGACGTCCGGCGGTGAGTGGCTCGCCCAAGGTGTCGACGGTGTCGTGACGCCGACCACCTTCCAGATCGAGCCGCAGACGTACTATGGCGTCGAGCAGCTCCCCCCGATCACGGCAGGCGATGTCGTCATCTACATGCAGCCGGGTTGGACCGTCCGAGATTTGGGCTACAAGTTCGAGACCGACAGTTACAACGGCAACGACATCTCGATCCTCGCCCGGCACATGTTCGACGACTACACCTTCGCGGACTGGGCCTACGCGCAAGCTCCGCACTCGATCATCTGGGCCGTGCGCAGCGACGGTGTCGCCCTATCCTTGACGTATGTCAGAGAGCAGGAAATCTTCGCGTGGAGCCGTCATGTAACCGACGGCGATTTCAAGAGTGTCGCCTCTGTGCGGGAGGACGACGATGACTTCATGTACGCCATCGTCCAGCGCAAGATCGGCACGCGCACCCGTCAGTACATCGAGCGGCTACACGATCACGACTTCACCAATGTCCAAGACGCGTTCTTCGTCGATAGCGGTCTATCTCTCGATGTTCCGATCACGATCACCGGCTACACTCAGGCCAACCCCGTCGTCATAACGGCGGCCGCCCACGGCCTCAGCAACGCCGATACCATCGACATCAATGGTATCTACGCCGTGGACACCGGGGTTGATCAGGGCCGGTCTCCGTCGACCGAGGTCGATGGCATCGGCTACACCGTCGCAAACAAAACTACGAACACCTTCGAGCTGCAGCTCAACGGCGTGGACGTGGACGGCAGTTCCTTCATGGCATACGACAGCGGGGGCGTCGTTCGTAAGGCGGTGACCTCGGTCGGCGGCCTCTGGCATCTGGAAGGGAAGTCGGTCGTCGGTCTGGCCAACGGGTACGTCACCGGGGCGCTGACCGTCACCAACGGAACAGTGACGCTGCCCAACGCAGCCAGCCGCGTTCACATCGGTCTCAATTACACCGCGACCATCAAGACGCTGCGACCGGACAACGCCAACCCGATCGACACCGTGCAGGCCAGAAACAAGAAGCCGACCCGGCTGACTTTGCGCCTTGAGGACACCATGGGGCTGCACCATGGGCCTGACCTGACGCACCTCAGAGCGGCTAAATTCGGGCTTCCTCTCTTGTACGGGCAGGAGCTGTCCATGGTCACCGGCGATAAGAACGTCACCCTGTCTCCGAGCTGGAACAAGAACGGCCAGATCGTCATCCAGCAACAAGACCCGCTGCCGATGACACTGCTCAGCATCATCTCCGACGTTCTGGTTGGGGGCAACTGATGGTTAGAGACCTGCATATAGCCGACACCCCCCGCCTTCTTGAGATCGCGGAGCTGATGCACGGCGAGAGCGTGTACAAGGCGTATCCGCTGAACCTGCACAGGACGAAGTTTATCCTCGAAGACCTGATCCATAACGAGGGCGTCTACTCAGTAGGCGTCACCGTCGGAGGGGAGCTGGTCGGGGTGTTTCTCGGCGAGGTCTCCACCGATCTGTGGGCGGACGTGCAGGTAGCGCGGGATATAGTCCTGTATTTGGTTCCAGAGCACCGAGGCGGCGGGCATGGCGTCCGTCTGTTAAAAGGCTTTAAGAAGTGGGCCGAACCGATCTCGAACGTCGTGGTTATTTCGGTCTTCGCCGGCATCGACAATGAGAAGATGGCGGCCCTGCTGGGCAGGATGGGCTATAGCGACGCAGGGTCGCTGCATATACGGAGGGCTGCATAATGTGTACCGGTATCGGTATCTCGATTGCGGCCTCCGCCGCCAGCGGGCTGATGGCGGCGGTGTCCGCAATGCAGCAGTCGCAGGCGCGGCAGGCTCAGGCCAACTACCAAGCGGCGGTCGCCCGCAATAATGCCATTACAGCGCGGCAGACGGCTGACGCGATCGTCGCGCGGGGTAAGATCGCCGAGCAGGATCATCGCCGGAAGATCAAGCAAGCCAAGGGCACGGCTAAGGTGTTCCAAGCCGCCAACGGTTTCCTCGTCGATGACAGTACGGACAGCACCAACGTGCAGCTCGTCGCTGACATCGCGGAGCTGGGCGAGCTGGACATTCTACGAATACGAGATAACGTGGCGCTGGAGGAGCGCCGGTCGTTGATCCAAGGTGTAAACTTCCAAGCGCAGGCTGGCCTGTTCGACGCGAAGGCGGGCGACGAGAACCCCTTACTCGCCGGAGCTGGCTCGCTGCTATCGGGTGCGGCGTCCACCTTCACCACGGCCAAGACGCTCGGCTTCAAGTTCAGCACCGAATAAAGGACATGCCATGCCAAGAGTGCCGACGACAGCAGAACAGAGTGGGCGTAACCAGATAGGGGGCGTCGGCGTCGCCACAAATGTGTCCACGCCATTCCAGAACCTGCAGGCACCGCTCCTCGATGGATCAGCGCGGACGCTCGGCCAGCTGGCCAAGTCCGTCCAGCAGGTAAGCACCGCCGTCGCCGACTTCCAACTGGCAGAAAGTAAGCGCGACCTCACAAGGTTTGACGCCGCCGCCACTGTTCTGCGCAGCCGGTATGAGGAGCAGGTAAAAGAGGCCAAGGGGCAAGCTCGCCTCGACCTCATACGAGGGGGCGCTCCGATCGACGCAGCCGACGAGGCACTACCGCTGCAGGATCAATACACCGCCGACCTCGAACGGTTGCGCCAGCAATTCGCGGGCAGGTTCTCAGCTGATGATGAACTGGCCGTCGATATGTTTTCTCTGAAGTCCCGGCAGCAGTTCCAAGTGTTTCAGAACTCACAGGGGAACACGGCGCAGGATGTAGTCGACGCGCAGATGATGGACGCGAAGATCGCCACGGCGTCCAAGATGGCTGTCGACAGCCTGCAATACATCTGGGAGCTTGGGGGTGAGAGTGTTAAGCGGCGGAACGCGGCGTACAACTCCGCCGACGCTGCAGTTTTGGACGGTGACATCGGACAAGCAGTCAAGCGGGGCCTCGACCCTAATTCGAGCGACCCACAGATTAAGGCTATCGTCGAAGGCTTGGTTCAAAAACAGCGGGGCGTTGTCACAGCCGCGATGGTCGACAGCCTTCTTGCGGAGGGGAAAGAGCGGAAGGCTTCCGATCTGATCGCGTTCGAGACCGGGCCAGACGGCCACATAACGGACCCTGCCGTCATCAGCCAGCTGACCGCCAAGCTGCTGCCGTATCGTGAGGATATGCAGGCGCAGAAAAACTACGCCGCGTTGGTAAAAGCCACGCCGCCGGGGCCGTCTGGTACGCCGTCTCTCGCCAGCATGGCAAGGGCAATTGCCGCCGAGCCAGATCGCCGCAAGCGCGCCGGCCTGGAGAGCCAGCACGCTAAGTACAAGGCAGTCATCTCCGCTGAGCGGAACGAGAAGATCGCCGTCGAGACGCAATTGGCGCTGCAGGCGGTCGCTGCGCAGCAGCGTATAACGCCGCAAATGATACCGACGATCTGGCTGGACAACCCCATCTTTGCCAAGATGCTCACCGAGGGCGGGGGGTTCGCTAATCCACAGACGAGCGTCGACGCCGCCAGCCAAGCCAACTGGGAGGCACCCGGCAGCGGGGGAGGCAGGACGTTCAATCGCAGTGTCGATATCATGATGACCAACCTGCAGCAGTCCAACCCATCGGAGTGGCTGGCCGTCGTTGAAAAGGGAAGCTTGAAGGGCTTGATCAACTTGGCGCAGGACACCGGCTACAGAAGGCAGGTCGCGGCGACCCGCATGAAGGTTGACAATGTGCGGTCTGAACAGCGGGTCAATCTGAACCAGATATTGACCGACATAGGGGTTACGCAGAAGCTCGCTCGAACGCAGACCATAACCACATTCGGCGCTACTCTGTCCGCTGCTGTGAACAGCGTCAGGACACCCGCTCTCAATGCCGGCACCAAGCCCGCCTACAACGACATAAAAGCAGCTGTTGCCCGCGAACTTATAAAAGTGCGCACCGATGTGGGGATTTTCGCCGACACCTATAATCATGCAGCCTCGACCGAGGTCGCCGCGCTGGGTGGCGATCCTTTCGACATGCGCCTAGACGACACGATGGAGAACGCCGAGTATATTGCCTCCGCCCTTGGCGTCGACACGCCAGTGGCCGCGCAGGCCATGGCTTCCGTAATAGCGGAGGATCGCACGCTCAAGGGCATCGCAAAGCATTTGAATAAGGCGCTGCCGGCTGACCCCGCGTCCGAGGTGATCCAATTTGATAACACTCTCCACACGCTGGCCGTCGAGCAGGGCCTGCCTTCTGGCTTCATCGAGTTCCTTCTGCACAGCGGCAAGAAGTCGGATGGCAGTCGGTACAAGCGGACGCCTGCCGACCTCATTAGCGTTATGCAAGGCTGGGAGAAGCGGCTCCCAAAAGGCCTTACCAAGGATGCGGTGATGCAGATATGGATGAGGTCGAGGTAGATGGCCGACGGATTTGATTTTGGCACGGCCCCGGAGACGCCGGAAGCGTTGTCTGTAGCACCGGATACGGCATCCGACGCCGGGGTCTCTCAGTTCGACCCGCTGCTGCCGCCCGAGATATCCAAGCATCTCAAGAGTTTTGGTTCCGGGGTCGGCAACGACCTTGAAACCAAAACCCTTGAGATGGCTCCGGCAGCTACGGACGAGCTGCCCGACATCGAGACGGCTACGTTCGACTTCGACGCGCCCCCGCTGCCACCGATAGACCCAGTGGCGCAACTCAGAGCGAGCCAACAGCTCCAGACACCACAGTTTGACGCCGAGGGCGTACCCGTGCCCGGCAGTATCGCCGAGGAGCGGGGGCTAAAGCAGGCGGCGGAGAGCCGCGCGGTGATGCAGAACTTCGATCTGACTGCAGACATCGATGGCAATTTGCTGGCGCTCAGCAGGCACGTCGCCGACACCGTTGGCGGCTTCACCATGGTCGAAGACGAGAACGGTAATCTGGTTAAGCGGTATCTCAGAATGACGCCTGAGATGGTGCAGACCATGCACCCGTCTCAGCTCAAGGTGATGCTGGAGCGTCAGGACGTCCAGCTCGCGTTGAAGGTCGACAGCGTTGTGCGTAAGCGGCTGGCTGAAGACGCCGAGATGATGGCGATCTTCCGGGGGGAAATCCCTATCCTGCTGGCAGCCGAGGGGGCGATGGCCACCAGCCAGCGCCTCAAGGGACTAGGCCCCAAAGGGGAGCGGTCGCAGACGCCTTTCCAAGAGGTCACGGGCCTCGTCGTGGACGACACGATGGGCGTCATCGCGGGTATAGGCAACGCCATCAAGCGCGGCAATCTAATGCAGGGCGCGGCCAAAGACGTCGCCGACGCATTCACCTTCTTGGAGCTGGGCGAAACCGAAGACGCCGTCCAGCAGCTCATGGAGGCTGCTGCAGCCATGAAGACGGCGGGCGGGCTGAAGCGGTCCGATCTGGCGAACGAGATGCTCGATCTGATCAAGAAGCTGGACAAGCTGGAGTTCGGTGAGGGCCTCGCTGAGCTGACGGTGATGATCAAGGAGAACCCCGCCGAGGCCGCTGTTCTGATCAACGAGGTTATGGCAGAGCAAATTCAACCCCTGCTGCTGTCCGCCGCCGCGACTGCAGTTGGAACCCCAGTTGCCGGCGTCGCTGTCAACATGGCGACGACGTTCGCCCAAGAGCAGTTCGCTTTCTCCGACGAGGCGCTCAAGAACATCAAGGACAAGCACGGCTACGATCTAAATACAGAGAAAGGTATCCGGGACTTTGTCGCCGACGAGGCGGCGAAGCAAGACTTTCTGGCGTTCGGCGTCAAGCGCGCCATCCCGATCACGGCTGCGCAGGCGGCCAGCTTCGGGCTGCTGCGTGTGCTGGCCCGCGCCAACGTCGCCCGCACCGTCAAGGTAGCGACGGCGCTGGCCGGCGAGGTCGCCACTGAAGGTTCCGCTGAATGGCTCGCGCAGATGTGGTCGAAAGGTCACTACCTGCTGAGCGATGTGGTTCTCGAAGCCATGGCGAGCGGTCACCCTGTCACCGTGGGCCTCGAAGCATATGTGTCCGGCGCGGCTGACCTCAACGACTTCCGGCAGGCGAAGGCGGTCAAGGTCTGGCTGGAGAGCGGCAAGGCCACGTCGGAAGAGATCAAAGGCATCCCGACCGAGAAGCTGTCGGCGGCGGCGGACGTGCTGGCCGATAAGCTTAGGGCGGAGGGCATCGAGCGCGTCTTCATACCCGCTGACCAGCTCGTAGGCTTCGATCAGGACGGCAGTGTCACCGAGACACTCGGCCTGACCAGCGAGGCCGTCAGGCAGGCAGCAGCGGCGGGGCAGGACGTCTCCATAGACGCCGCCACCTACATCCGTCACATCCTCGGCGCGGACGGCTTCGATGCACTGCAGCGCCATACCCGGTTCGACGAGGCCGGCATGACCGCCGCCGAGGCGGAAGCCTACGAAGCCGACGACGTTGGCGGCCAAATTCAAGAGCAGATGCGCCAGCTGGCACTGCAGCGGGTTGGGGTCGGCGTCCATATCGACGAGGCGTCGCTCACCCAGCTCAACGAGGACAGCGAAAGCATCCGGGGGCAGGTCAGGGACGCGCTGGAGGCGACCGGCGTCTACACCGGTGCCAAGGCCGATCTATTCGCCCAGATCACCGCCCAGCGGTACGCGACGCGCGCTGTGCGCCATACTGAGGCCACAGGGCAGCCCGTGGACGCGATGTCGCTGTTCTTGGCTGACAATCTACAGGTACAGGGTGACGCCGCTGTGCAGGCCGCTCAGGGCTTCGAGCAGTTTGACCAAGACAACGAAGGACGGGCAGAGGGGGACTTCTCTCCTGAGCACGTCGATCTCCTTGAGAGCCTAGAGGATGTATCTGTCGATGACGCCTTCTTCAACTTCGACGAGGATTTCGAGGACAAGGCTTTTTGGATCACGCCGGGGGGTAAGATAGTCGCTGCTGAACGCCCCGGTGTTCACGCGCATCTGGTTCGAGAGATCGCACCTGAGTTGGTCAGGGGTGCATCACAAGACCAGATAGCTGACAACTTTATGAACGACACAGGGGCCATCCGCTTTGTAGCACTGAATGATGACAGCGGTGCTCCGGCAGAGCTGTTCTTGAAGATGCACGATAAGAAGTTAACACAGGAGCAACGCCGCACCATAGGGAAGATGGTAAACCAAAGCGCGGATGGCGTGCAGGTTATAGCGGAACGGTTCGATGTGGACAACGGCACCGTGGTTTTGTCCGAGCAGTTGAGCGGCAGGGACGCTAAAGGTGCCCTACACGCAGGGAGACGAGGCGAAGGCGCAGTATTTAATCAAGACGCGGAGCACAGTCTGGCATCCGCCCAGCGGCTCTTGAAGGACGACATCGCCGCCCTTGGACTGACCGAGGAGCAGGCCGCCAAGATCAGCCCGATCTACCGGCCAGAGGTTGTGCCGACCGAGCGGATGGCGAGCAACCAAGATGCCGCCCTGTGGCTGGAGGATCAGTTCGAGGGCGAAGCTATAACCGATCACACGACGGTGCTGACGACCGAGCAGGTCGAGGAGATTTCCACGATCATGGCGGCGGAGGCGCAGCTCGCTCTTGAGAGCACGGGGAGCGCGCTCGACTGGTATTCCGGTGCCTTGACCCGTGCGCTCAATGTCGCGCAAGTGAAGTACCCGATGCTGGCCGACGACAGCTCCGCAAAACAAGCCGGGTTTGGGACTGCCTCCAACGCTCGGTTCGCCTTCACCTACATTATGGCAGTCACATCGCAGAACCTCGATGTCGCCGCCAACTCGGTCGCGACCGATAAGGCGTTTGAGCAGATGGTCGACCGCGTCCAGAACGGCGTGCATAGCATGGACCGCGCGTGGGGGACCGGCGACAAACAAGAAGCCATGGGCGACAACTTCGATAAGTTCGGACCCATGATCGAGGCGATGCCCGGCGAGAGCTTCCCCGACAAACTGGAGGCCCTCGACGCGCTGTTCCGGCAGAAGAAGACCGTCGGCGAGTGGGTCAAGGACATGAAAGCCGCCGGTGTTCCGTACAATGCGCCGGGGCAAACGAACAAGGACGCCATCGTCTATGGCTCCTCGGCCCTCGGCCCGAAGATCGGCAACGGCTTCTGGCAGAACTTGAACGGCAACTTCGAGCCGATGACCATCGATTTGTGGATGCGCCGTACATGGGGGCGCTATGTCGGCGCAAGTATCGGGAACCCCGGTGCGCTGCCGGGCCAGCGGGCGCGGCTGAAGGAAGCACTGAAGCGCAGCAGGTCGAAGCAGCAGGGCGACCCGGATCATATTGCCGAGGCGAAGAGCCACGTCGAGTTCCTGCAGGATTATCTGGCCACGGTGGAGAAGAAGCCGATTGCCGAGTTCGGCACCAAGAAGGCGCGGACTGCAGAGGTTAAGCGGCTCAAGGCTCAGATCAAGGTGGGTATAGAGGTCGTCGCCGATCTGGAGAACATCAAAGCCCCGGAAAGTTACAAGGCGGCATACGACAATGATAACGTGGCGCTGGTCGCCTACAGCAAGCGCATACTGACCGTCTGGGAAAAAGAGTACGCCCGGCTCAGCAAGAAGACCAAGGGCAAGGTCGCCAGCACGCTGACGCCGACGTGGGCGCGGGCGGCCAAGACGGTGATCACCAACTTGGCCAAGCCCCTCGATCAGGTGGCAAACGGGGCGCAGCGCAAGCAGATCGAAGCGGTTGGCGCGCGCGCTCTTGAGAAGCTGGCGTCGCGTGGCATCAACGTCACGACCGCTGATTTACAGGCTCTGCTCTGGTATCCTGAGAAGGATTTGTGGGGTGCGCTGACGAAAGAATTAGAGACAGATACTGATAATATTGCTATAATTCCACCTAACCCTTTGAACGAGAGTTACGACACTGCGTTCGCGCGTATTTTGAGGAGCCAAGGCCATGACGTCCAAGGAGCTGAAGGAGATACAGGCGGAGGAGCTGGAGGCGGAACCGTCTCTGGACAAGATGCTCGACCTCAAGA